ACGAGGAGTATCGCTGGACGAAGATCGGCTCGAACCCGCCGGTGCTGCCCGAGCCGGTGCGCGCGCGCATCGAAAAGACGCTCACGCCCGAGGAGCGCATCCTTCTCGCGCAGCGCTTCCACATCCGGGGCAAGCCGCCTCAGTGCGTCAGCTACGACCAGCTCGCTTGGCGGCGGTACTACATCTCGGAGAAGTGCAACGGCAACCTCCAGACGTTCCATGAACAGTGCCCGGCGTTCCCCGAAGAGGCGCTGCTCGCGTCGGGCCGGAGCGCGTTCAACCTGGAGCACGTCCAGTTCAAGATGGGCACCCACATCCGGGCGCCGCTGGCGGTGGCGAAGCTCGTTGAGTCGGAGGGCAAGCCGCACTTGCTGCACGACCGGCACGGCGAGCTCAGCGTGTGGCGCTGGCCGGCGATGGGGCGGCAGTACGTGATCGGCGTGGACACGGCGGCCGGCGTGCGCGGAGGCGACCCGTGTGTCGCGCAGGTGATCGACGCGCAGACCGAGGCGCTCGTCGCGGAGTGGTACGGCTGGGAGCCGCCGCACGCCTTCGGGCGCACCGTGAAGCTGCTCAGCGACCTCTACAACGCGACGGTCGCGGTGGAGACGCACCCCTCCCAGCACGGCCTCGCGGTGTACGAGGCGGCCGAGGCGGCGGGCTGCCAACGCCTGTTCGTCCAGCAGCGCTGGGAGGACCGCGAGGGCAAGTTCGTGCTGCGCAAGGGCTGGATCATGAGCGCGCAGGGCAAGGCGCTCGTGATCGACCGCGTTGCGATCGCACTGGCCGACCAGAACGTCGATACCCCCTCGAAGCGGCTGCTCCAGGAGTGCATGGACGCGCAGCTCGACGAGAAGGAGAAGATCGACCGCAAGTGCCGGAACGACGCGATCATGGCCTACGGCATCGCGCTCAAGCTCCTCGAGACGGTGAAGATCCAGAACGTGAAGCCCGCGGAGCCCGAAAAGCTCCCGCCGAGCGGCTCCGATGAAGATTTCTGGCGAGCGCGCAACCAGCGCCGCGGCTCGACGGATGGAACACCGAGGCGCTTCGACAAAGGCCCCAACGGGCAAGGACTGTGATGGACTGGCTCACCCTCTCGATCATCTTCGCGGCGCTCCTGCTCGCGTTCTACGCGGTCGCCAACTCGGGCCGCATGGCGCGCGAGGCGATGCGCCGACAGGCCGACATGGAGCGGCTGCTCGTTGTTGCGCGGCTGGCGCAGTCGGGCGATCCGACCCAGCAATCCCTCGCGCATCTCGTTGGTACGATGGGCCAGCCGCAGCAGGCTCCGCTCCAGGCGCCCGCGTTGCAGCGAATCCCGATTGAGGACCAGGACCCGATTGACGCTCTCGGCTACGACCTGCCGAGCTCGCTCAAGGGTTGATTCGAGGGCACGATGCAAGTCAAGAAAAGCTACGCGCAGGCCACGCACAAGACGCACGGGCGCTTCTCGAAAGAGGAGGCGCTCCAGTACGTGACCGCGCGGATCAGCCCGAAGCTGAACGACTCGCATCGGCAACCGATGGAACGCGAGTGGGTCAAGAACCTCGCGTTCCTCAATGGAAACCAGTACTTCGTCGACGACGGGATGGGGTTCCGCACGCCCGTCCTGCCCCCGCACAAAGTCGTATACCGGGCGAACATCGTGCGCACGCTCGTCACGCGCGCGATCAGCACTGTGCTCGCCAGCTCGTCAGTGTTCCGGGCGCCCACGCGCGACCACTCCAAGGCGGAGCGCGACAAGGCGTTCGTCACCGAAAAGCTGTTCGAGCACCTGCGCGACAACGTGGTGAACTGGAGCGAGCTGCTCGAGGAGGCGCTGACCTGGGCGGCGGTGTGCGGCTCCGGCTTCATCGAGATCGGCTGGAACGCCGAGGCGGGATCGCCGGACCGCTTCTACGTCGACGAGAACGGCGAGACGATCCTCGGGCTCACGCCGGACCAGCAGCGCATGGCCGAAGAGGAGGGCCGCTACGAGGACCTGCCGCCGGGCGAAATCACGGCCAAGGTCCACTCGCCGCTGCGCGTGCGCTGGGACTGGAGCTCGCGCACGGACTTCCAGGCCGATGAATGCACCTGGGCGGGCACCCAGGAGATCGTCGACATGGCGTCGCTTGAGGACACCTACGGCGCCGCGGCGATCAAGGGCGTGAAGCCGCTCGAGCCGCGCACCACGTCGTTGTGGTGGGACGAGATGCTCTCGTTCATGCACGGCGGCCAAGCGCAGTCGCCGGGTTTCCTCCAGCCGCGCGACAAGTCCAGAAGCCGGACGGTGCTCTCGAGGTTCTTCGAGAAGCCGATGCGCAAGAACAACTGGAAGGGCCGCTACATCGTGATCGCGGGCGAGACCGTCCTGGTCAATCGGGACAACCCGATGCGCGCGACGAAGTACCCCATCCCCTTCGTCAAGATCGACTGGCAGAAGCGGCCGGGCTCGTTCGTCGGGCACCCGCTCATGGACGACCTGCGCAACCCCCAGTTCCAGTACAACAACGCGCGGGCGCACCAGACGGAAGTGGTGAACGTCCACTCGCACCCGCCGATCTTCGTCGACAAGCGCTCGGGCCTGCCGACGGGGATGCTCGCCATCGAGCCGGGCGTCGCGTACCCGTGCGACGTGCTGGCGTCGGGCGGGAAGCCGGTGACGCTGGGGCCGGTGCCGCAGATCCCCAAGGAGCTCGCGGACAGCGCGAACCGGGCGCTCAGCGAGATGCAGATGATCTCGAGCCAAGCCGACCCGGACATGAGCAAGCTGCCGGGGCAGATCCGCTCGCGGCCGGGCCTCGACGCGATGATCGAGGAGAAGAACAAGGCGCTGACGCCGGCGGCGCGGAGCGCCCTGCGCGCGACGCTGACGGGCGGGCGGATGATGCTCTCGGTCGCGCGGGCCTTCTACACGACCCGGCGCACGATGCAGTACGTCGGCGCCGACAACGCCTACCGCGTGGCCGAGTTCGAGTCGGCCGACATCCGCGACGACATCCGCATCGTCGGCGAGCCGGACTACTTCCAGAGCCGAAGCGTGGAGCGCGCGCGCATCCTGGAGTACGTGCAGGCGGGCGTGCTCGACCCGATCAACAACCCCGAGGACAAGCTCAGCGTGCTCAAGACGCTGGCCTACGGCGGCGCCGAGGACATCCTCGCGCAGCGGCTCATCGAGGAAGAGAACCAGGAACGGGAGTGGGACGAGATGACCGGCGATCCGCTCAAGTGGATGCGCCAGAACGACATGGGCCAGCCGATGCTGGACTACCCGACCCACGACTACGACGACGACGGCACGCACGTTCGCGTGATGCAGCAACGGATGCGCTCGGGAGAGTTCCGCGACCTCGACCCGATTGCGCGCCAGCTCGTGATCCAGCACTACCAGGATCACGTCGAAAAGATCCAGCGCGCCATGATGCAGCAGATGCAAATGCAGCAGATGGCGCAGCCGGGAGGGTCGGCCAACCGCGGCCAGCCCTCGAGACCGAAACCCAAGGCATCCCAAGGAGCCGCCCGTGGCTAAGACCACCCAACCCAAGACCGAACCGCCCCACCAGGGCGCTCAGGTCGCGTCCGAGCCCACCACGGCGACGACGGACCCCTCCCCGGCCTCCGAGGCCAAGACCGAAGGCATCGAGCCGGCGAAGGCGAAGGCGAAGAAGAGCCAGAACCCAGCCGCCGAGCTCTTGCTCAAGAAGATCAAGCGCGACGCGCAGAAGAAGCGCGAGGAGTTCGAGCAGGACGCCGAGGAGAACATTCACTTCCTCAAGTGCCCGCGCATCGCGGGTCACCACGCGGCCTACCTCACCGGCCCGTACGAGGGCGAGATCCGGCCCGACCAGTGGTACTCGCTCATCAAGCCGCAGGAGAGCTCGGTCTGGACGCGCGACCACATCCCTTGCCAGGAGTGCTACCTGGAAGGCGACCAACGCCCGTGGGCGGTTCACTTGCTGCCGAAGCGCAGCGAGGACGGGTCTTTCAGCTTCCGCGTCAACGTCAAGCGCGAATACGTGCTCGGCTCGTGCAGCCGGGAAGAGTTCGAGGAGCGCCGCGGCTCCATCAACGAGTCCATCGGGGAGAAGGTGATCTGAGCCATGAGCGAACGAATCGAAATCCAACCCAACGGCGGCGCTCCGGCGGAACGCCCCAGCCCGTTCGAGGCCCTGCGCGCGATGCGCAACGGTGGCGATCCCGCCGCCGCTGGCGGAGCTCCGCAGCCGAGCAAGCTGGCGCAACTCATCGAGCAGCGCCAAGCCCAGCCGACCGCGGCCGACCCTGCGCGCCAGCGGCTCGACGAACCGCCCGCGGCTCCGGCGCCGGCCGCGCCCGCGGCTCCGCAGCGTCACAAGGTCAAGTTCCGGCACCAGGACGTGGAGCTCGACGAGGCCGATCTGGTCAAGTACGCCCAGAAAGGCATGTCGGCCGCCAAGCTCGAGGAGCAGCGGCAGAAGTTCGAGCAGGAGAAGCGCGACCTCGAGGCCCGCGTCGGGATCGTGCAGAACCTCGAGCGCTTGGCGCAGGTCGACCCGGCCCGGTATCAGGCCGTGATCGACGCCATGCACGGCCGCGCGCCGCAACGCGGACTGGCCGACGATGGTGTCCAGGATTTGGACGAACCGATCTTGACTGGCAACCGTGGGGCGCCTAACGTGACCTCTGCCCTGGAGCAGCGACTCGCTGCCCTCGAGGCGCAGCTCCAACAGACTGCGCAGACCTTCCACCAGAAGGACTACGAATCGAGGGCCAGCCAAGCGCTTAGCTCCCAGGCGTACATCCGGCAGAACCCCGAAGCTGGGGAAGTGGCTCGAAGCCTTCTGGACGCTGCGCTCGCCGCCCGCGAGTTCGACACGCCGGAGGAGGCTGCACCGATCATCGCGGCGAAAGTCCGCAGGATCGCCGAGGCCCACATGGAATCGGAGCGCAAGGCCCGTCAGTCGGCCCAGGACGCATCCATGCCGCGTACGCCGAGCGGGTCTCCGAACATCCCTCGGATCGACCCCAAGAACCTGACGCGCGAGTCGCGCAGGAATGGCACGTCGACAAAAGCCCTCCAGGGGCTCGTCAACGCTTTCCGCCAGCAGTTCAGCGGGACCAACCAACTCCTCTAGGCGGCTACCGATCTAGCGACGGTGGCTGCCACGACCACCAACCTCACCTACGACAATGGCAGCCACCGACGCCGGACTTGGCCTGGGCTTTTCAAGCTCTTCGGCACAAGCCTCCTTCCTGCACTTCCTCACGCGGGATTACGTCTCGAACGTGATCCACGACACGCGCAACAACAACGCGCGCATCCTCTCCCTGATCCCCGAGAGCACGAAGTACGTCGGGGGTCGCCACATCCGCGAGCGCGCGATGTACGGCCGCAACCCGCGTCAGTTCAACGCGGTCGGCGACAACGGCAACTTCCCCGATCCGGGCCAGCGGCGCATGGCGTGGTACGCCTACCGTGGCCGCCAGCAGTTCGGGCGCTTCATCCTCGACGGCAAGCTGGTCCGCGCCATGTCGAACGGCGCTGGCGACGTGTCGGCGATGGAGATGGAGATCCAGCAGTTCCTCGACGACTACGAGCTCGACCGCGCGCGGATGCTGTACAGCGACGGCTCGGGCCGCCTGTGCGAGGCCGCGGGGGCGGGCACTGCGGCCTCGGTGGACGTGCCGATCAACTTGCAGATCAACCAGGACATCGCTACGGGCCTGAGCGCTCCGGGCGCGAGCGCGACGGGCATGGCGAACGAGCCGCCGACCCGCTGGCTGACGCCGGGGATGCGCGTGTTGTTCGTGACGAACGTGGGCGTGCCGAAGTGCATCGCCAACGTGGTCTCCATCACGGACGCCGACACGGCGGTTTTCACCGTGCTCTCCTTCAACGCGGCGGCGTTCACGGACTTCTCGAGCCTCGCTGCGGGCGACTGGATCGTCAAGACCGGCTCGACCGACAACTCGAGCGTGGAGCGTATGCGCCAGAACAGCGCGTACCGCTCCGAGCCGATGGGCCTCATGGGCATCCTCGGGTACGGCGGTCCGATGGACGGCACCGGCCGCGCCGCGGAAGTCGGGGCGACGTTCGCCTCCGAAGTCGAAGGCACGGACAACGGTGCGTTCCAGTGGGGCGGCACCGACGACCGGCTCGGGGCCGACAGCCGCTACTTCCAGGGCCTCGCCTGCATCCCGACCGGCCTGGGCTGGAACAGCGACCTCACCTTCAACCAGGGCGTGGTCAACCACAACGGCGGCTCCGTCCGCACCCCCTCCGAGAACCTGCTCATGCAGATCATCGACGAGGTGGAAGAGCGCAACAGCGCCGAGATCATGGTGTGGCTCTCGAGCTACGCGGCGAAGCGCGTCTACTCGAGCCAGCTCACCGGCGAGAAGCGCTACGTCAACACGACGACGCTGCCGGGCGGCTGGAACCGCCTCATGGTCGGCCCCGGCGGCATCCCGTGGCTGGTCGACCGCCTGTTCCCCAAGAACAACATCCTGGGGCTCTCGCTCGAGCAGGGCGGCTTCACGAACTGGCTGACCGAGCCGCTCTCGTGGGCCACCGAGCAGGGCGCGAACATCTGGCAGTACCTCCAGGACATGGACCGCTACCAAGCGCGCACCGTCGAGGAGAGCACGCTGGGCGTCGGCGTCCGCGATCGTTGCGGCGTCCGCATCATGGACATCGAAGAGAGCTGATCGCTCTCGTCGCCTGAGTGAGACAAAGGCGTGCCGGAGCCGCGGGGCAGCCGGCACGCCCATCCAAGCCCCGCGTGAGTAGCCGAGTGGCATCCGGCCCAAGAGAGCAGTCATGTCCGGCATCCGCCTCAAGAACCTCGCCCCCACCAGCCTTCTCGGTCGCGCGTTCCACTACGGCACGGAAGTCCTGTGCCCGCCGGGTGACCCGCAGCACATCTGCCTGTTCCAGGCGCTGGCAAGCAACACCGCGAACGGAAATCTGACGCTGAATCCGGCGTTCGTCGCGCGCGGCCAAGTGCTGCCGTGGCCGCAGCAAATCAGCATCGTGCTGGAGAACAACCGCACGGCCCCCACCGGACGGCCGGGCGCGGTGCAAGCGACGCCGAACGTTTCGGGTGTCGGCAACTCATTTCCGATCACGGTCAGCGGTTTCCTCAACGGCAAGCCGCAGTCGGAGACGTTGACCGTCAACATCGGCACGCTTCTCCAGCCGGCCAGCATTCAGCTCTCCCACGTCCGCACGTCGCGCTTCTACGACCGAATCACGTCGATCAGCCACGGGACCAAGGCGGGAACCTGGGGGACGCTCAACTCTCTCCAGATCGGAGTCGGCACCGGGATCGCGCTGCTTGGTGAAGCTCCCGCGCAGGTGACGCGCGTGCTGTCCCCGATTCGCCCGAGCCTGCCGAGTCAGATCCGCGCGCTGCTGTTCCCGGACTCGGGCGAGGGCAACGTCCAGGGCACCGGCGTCAACGACTTCCAGTTCGACAACGCCGTCGGCTCCATGTCTATTCCGGGCCGCGCGCGCGCCTTCGACGTGTCGCTCGGCGCCTGCGCGGTCACGAGCACGACCGCGGATCGGTCTGTAGCCCTCACCGCGCACGGGCTGCGCAAGGGCGACGTGGTGCGAGTGCGGCCGCTGGACAACGGCCTGCCGACCGGGCTTTCGCTGAACACGAACTACTACGTGCAGCCCGGCGTCGACGCCAACAGCTTCCGCCTTGCGGCGGACGCGACGGCGCGAACGGCCACGGCCACGGCCAGCACCGATCGGGTGGGCTTGACCAATCACGGCATCACGGCTGGAACGCCGCTCTTGCTGCAACCCGCAAACGTCGGCAGTGTCTTGCAGGCGCTCCCGGCCGTTTCGGGCATCGCGCTGTCCACGTCTGCGATCTACTTCGCCCTGGCTGTGGACGCGAACAACATTCAGATCGAGCGCACCGTCGGCGGCGGCGCCGTGGATTTCACGGCCGACTCGACCGGCATGGGCGTTGTTGTGTTGGCGGCGCTCGGCAC